TGCTGGATGTGGCTAAGGAGATTGCCGATGAGCTACGTGTTCGTGAGAACTCTCACAAGATGTCCACGGAGGGCATGCTGGACTGGTTGCAGATGCTGGCTGATGCTAAGGAGGGTGAACAACCCGCCGAGGCGCAATCTGGCGTCCAGGCCATAGAGAATGCTCCCCAGACCACCAGAGCTTTTAAAGAGCTCTACCACCCGGAGGATTTGACTGATGATGAGACTGACAGTGTGGATGGCGACGACTTCGATGAGGAGGTTGTCATCGAGCCAGAGTGGATGCAGAGCAATCGGTTTTCCTCGAGCCAGAGGAAGGCCAAGCATGAGGCTTGGGCGAGAACACATCGCTACCTGAAGTGGCGCCGTGCGTGCATCAACGCATTCATGAGTGTTTTGCGCTCTGTCCCCAAGCCCATGCTCCTAGCATTGGGCTTCACAGTGACTGTTGCAGTGGGCACTGCGGCTATATATTTGGCCACACACATCCTGCTGCGAGCAGTTATGCTGCTCATTCGCCTCATCAACCTCGTTGGTACTATGATTGAGGGCCTTTTGGTTGCCATCACGGAGTTTGTCTTCGGTGAAGGCACATCTGCGAGGATCTCTGCTAAGTACAATGAGTTCATGACTCCGCCAGTGGAGTCACAGAGCGTCCATGTGGATGCTCGTGTCATGCCGGCCAAGAAGAAGGTTAAGGACATTCCCCCGCCCTCTGTTAAGTTGCAGATGGGCAACCCTCCAGCTGATAACATAGCGGACATTGTGTACCGCAATTGTTACAAGATCATGTTGGACCAGGGTGATGGGTATCAGAGCTTGGGACAGGTCATCATGGTCTGTGGGACTCTGGGCATCATGCCCAACCACTTCATCCAGAACTACTCTGGAACCATCAAATTCATCTGCTGTGCGCCTGGGTCTCATGAGATCCAGGTTCCATATGCCGAGTTCGCCAGGTGGCCGCGCTCCGTTATACCGGAGTGTGACCTTGCTATGGTTGACTTGGGTGGTGTCCTGGTGCGCTCGCACAAGGATATCCGCAAGCACTTTGTCACAGATTCCACTTTCTCACAGCTGGTCAAGATGCGCAACACAAGTGTGCGTCTGGATGCAGCTAGGGAGAACCGCGGTGCCATCGAGAGGCACATCATGTATTCACCATTCATTCGTTATGATTCCGAGCTGACCACAGTCTCGGGTAAGAAGGAGAATGTGTGGGCATATGACTGCCCCACAAAGGTGGGGGACTGCGGAGCTCCCCTCACCATAGCCGAACCTCGCTTCTATGGAGGTAAGGCCATCATTGGTATGCACATTGCTGGTAGGACTCAATCGCTGATGTCCTTCGGGTGCAGGGAAGGGTACGCGAGTGCCCTGACCTACGAGCTCATCGAGGGACTCGTCAAGAAGTTCCAGCGTGTGCCCATCAAGGATAGGTTTGATGAGGATATGGAGGCTCGTGGTGTGGAACTTGAGGTGGAACAGGAACCAGCGTCTGAGCAATCAGGCCTGGTGTCTGGGTCCATCACATATGTGGGCAAGATGCCCCGTGA